GCTTTTCGAATTGTTTAGGAAAGAATGCAAAACCAATGGATGCAATCTCATTTTGCAATTCCTCAATAGGAGCTGCACCATAACGTTTACCTCCATTAGGCTGGTCATATTCAGGGCGAGTAATATCTCGAGGATTATTCTCGTCACAATAGAACATACTTTCAGTATATTCTCCTTCATTATTGCCAAAAACAATATCAAGACGCTTCCAATGTCTTCCATCTTTTTCGCCTTCTACTATTTCTGTTTTCTTAATTTCAACATCAGAATAAATCTGATAAGGTTTCAAATAAGAAGTTGAATTTGCTACTGTAGCGTTTGTAATATTTCCAAAATTAAAAGCCATAATTTATAAAATTATTTAAAGAGTAAATTGAAAATCTGAAATTTCTGTTACATCTGAATCTGAATTAAGAAGATTCTCTAATTCGGAATCAAGATTATCCGTTTCTACTGGAGTATCTTCAACTAAAGGTTCTGGAGTTTTATCTCCTTGCAGAATAAATACTCCTTCTGAATCTTTAACTAGAGTAAATACAGTACCATACTTAGCAAGTTCATCATGCTTACTTCCACGATATGCAAAACTATTATTCTTACAAAGCTTATTGCCTGAGTGAGTTCCAAATGTATCATCAGTAGCTATTACAGGAATAATAGAATCTTTTTTACGATATTTAATATCTAGTTTATCACCAGGTTCTACATTCAATAGATGAATTGCAGAACCATTCAGAACACACTTGGTGTCTTCCAAAGTTAAAGTAGGAGTTTCATTGTCAGAAACTTCTACTTTCTTAGATACTTTAGCTGTTTTTACTTCTCCAGTATCAGTATTGACTACAGAAAATTCTCCTGTTTCTGTGTCAAAAGAAAATTGAAATGTTAATTTACTCATTCTCCTTCATTATAAGCATCAATTACTTTAATAATCTCTGCTAAATCATTATCAATTAATTTATCTTCAAACATTCCCATAGGTGTTTTTGCTACATGTTCTCTATCAGTGTTGGTTAAGAATTTATATTCATAATCATTATCACCATCGACAACCATAGCATAAAATACATAGGTGAACAAACCTTCTGGTGTTATCTTTTCGTTGACCATTTTCAATTATAATATAATGTTTACATATTAGTGATAAAATCTAATACCATTATATTCTATATATTTCTATATAGTTTAGACTATATCTTAATTAACCTGATTTTTTATTCTTGAAAATAAAAATCTACAGGTTAATAAATCCCATTTCAAACTAATTTATCAAATTAATTTTACTCTCCCGATACGGAGATAGTCGTTACACACGCCAGGAATTACAAATTCCAGCTTGGCTCGGTATTACCAGCTATCCAAACCATATAAATTTGGACCTTAGGCTTTCTTAGAGAGCGTATTTTTATATTTAACTCTTACCGAATTAGGGATTAACAGGCAAAAAAATTTACCAATTGTTTTTAAACTCCAGTGTGGGTTCATATTGTCACCAATATTATCACTATGACTGATGAATACTACTTTTAGATCATCACGAAGCGATTCTGATATTCTAAGTAGGTCAGTAAAGTCTCCACCAATATCATTAAACTTATCATAAGACTTTTCAGAACGTCTATCCATGAAAGCAAATGACATTGAGTACTGAGCATCTTCAAATATAAGTGTTTTTATTTCTGGTCTTTTAGCACTTACATATTTCATAATAGTTCCAATATTTTGTGAATTGGATGTTTGATACCAATTGCCTTGTGGGTTTGTTTTTAAGTCCCATTTACTATAATGCTTCTTCCATCCTCTCCAAGGAAGAGGTTTAGAAGTAGTTGATATAATAAATGTTGTAGTGGGATCAAGATTGCGTAAAGATGAACTTTTACCAGTTCCAGATTCACCTAAAATTAATATAGTTTCTGCTGCCATTATAGAACGAATTTAAAGTTAGTTTCACTATCTTTAGATTGATCATCTTTGACTTCAGAATCTATAAATTCAATACCTTTGACATTATCTATCCACCATCGTGGATTATCAAATTTACCATAATCTATTATTTCAGAAGCTCTAGGAAGCTCCTTCCAAACATTACATTTTCCATCATAATAAATAAAATCCTCAACATCAGATTCTCCATACCTTGATTTAAGAACAATGACACTTCTAAACTTATCACCCATTTGTTTAATATCATAGCCTCTATGACTATTTAATTTTAAACGATTAGGGCTAAATAAAGCTAGAACTATCTCTGCGTCTTCTATTGCAATTTTGTTAACGTCATAGCTCTTTATCTATAACTTCTATATATTTCTATATAGTTCAGACTATATCTTTAATTTCTATTAATAGAAACAGTGCCCCGCTTTCGTGGAAGAATTTATAGCTACAGCATTACCTATTTAGCTTCACTTCTAGTCGTTAGGCATTTTCTTCAATTTCTTGAAGGTTTAGCACGGGATTGTCCAAGTTAGGATTTTCCCCGTTTAACGGAGTTTTAAATTCGCCTATTTTGACGAATTGGTATCTTTAAAATCTGCTGTTGTAGGAGTTAACATTCCCTCACGTCGTCGATCCATGCCTTGAATACCTCTATTTAATTGCTGTATAACAATTGGTGATATACCACAACGATTCTTTAATGAATAGAGATATTTAGAGGTTAAATCCATCTCTTGTTTGAGTGTTCTTCCCTCAGACGCATAAATTCTTCCAAGATGATCGACCACTACGATGTGTATAATGTCTGGATCATCAGGAATATATATTTTTCTTTTATCAGATTCTTCAAAATGCCCTCTAGCTTCTAGTTCTTTAAGAAGATGAGAATAAATTGAATTAGCAGAAGCATTCTTATCATAAATGGTTATAATGGATTCCACTTTTCTCATCCACGGAATACATTTTTCTACTATTTGATAACAATCATCATTCAAGATAAATCCTCTTTGTACTGATAAAAGTTGTTTAATGCTTAATCTAACATTGTAAGTCTCAAAAATATATGTAGATAATAATTTAGCTAAAATCATATCCGCATTCATTTCAAGACTAAATAGGCTTATTTTGAATTTTCCATCATCTAGATGATCCATAATAGGTCTATAAATCATTGAATAGAGCATAAATGAGCTTTTCGAGTATGTTATCACTAGATTTTTTATTCTAGTTTCTTATTATCACTAATAAGTCCCGCATATATTTTCATCCACTTATTTCAGTTGGGATGTTGGACACTCTTGGATATATTATATTCTCAATTAAGAGGTTCAATATCTATGCTGTACGATGATTCAGATTCTTTAATTTCTGAATTTATCTCGGTGTTATCTTTATTAAGACTTTCACCGATATTGCCCAATAATAATTCCAATGATTCCTCAATTGGAACGGCTGTGTTAAAAATTGCAACCTACCCCGGATTCTGCTCCGAGTAAAACATAAGTTCCCTTACATACTCCATCAATGACTTGTTCAAGTTTAGGAAGTCCAATACTGTAACCTTGAGACTTCCCTTCACGACCTCGCTTGATTGCTTCAATAAGAGCTTCAGTAATCATAGTTCTCTAATAGAATCATAGTTATAATTAACTGTATCTCCATTTTGCAATGCTTCTAAGTCTAACCAAGCATTATTAACTATAAAACTTCCTAATGATTGTTTAATGACGTCATGTTCTTTACCCCATTTAACAAGTTCAATAATATGATTATGTGTTTCAACATTCCACTTAATATATCTACCATATTTAAAATATGCATCTTCTAGAGAATTAAAGAATTTACTTACTCCTCTTAAAGAAACAATACTATTATTTATAGTAGTGAATTGTGGATAGTTTTCAAATAACTCTTTTCCTAATTCAAATGAGCATTTGTATAATGTCTTAATGAAATTTCTATTAATTTCAATATCAAAAGGATCAAATTGTTGGCCTTCTTCAGGTATCTTATAACTTTTAAGTATAATACCTTTATTCTGTAAATTTTGCAATACAGATCTTAAATTAACTCCTGCTTGTTTAAGTGTTTTTATATAATTAGAAAACAATTTAGTATCATTTTCATCCTGGAATATTAGTAATACTCTCAGAAGAAACAATTCAGTAGGAGTTAATCGGTATTTTTCTAAAACTGAAATTTCATCTTCTAGTGTTAATGTTAAGTTCAAATCAGTTTAAAGTGTTTATACAAATAATACTTGCATCTTTAAACTGTAAAAGCATAATACTCTTTCGAGGTGTAATTTTACATAGAATTATTAAAATCTAAATTGAAATTGTTTAATAGTCTTTTTATATGGTTGAGGTTCTTTATTATTAAGAACATCATCCAATCCATTCTCATCTATTGTTACATATTGAGAATTTTT